CCATCGCCGCGGCCTCGGCCCGGGCCTTCTGCAGCTCCTTCAGCTGGTCCTGCGCCACCTGCAGGTCGTGGGTGGCGGTGTCCAGGCTCAGGCCGCCGGTATCGCCCAGCTCGGCAAAGACCTTGTCCACCTTGTCGAACAGCAGCGAGGCGGTGCCGCCGCTGGCCGCCTTCTCCAGCGCCACCAGGGTGGGACCGACCTGCAGCAGGGTCTGCCGGGCGCTGTCCTTCTCGGCATCGGTCGAGCGGCTGTCCGTCAGCACCGCATAGGCGGCGTCGAAGCGGTCGGTTGCCTCCTGGATCTTCTGGCGCGGCGCCAGCGGCGAGTCGTCGCCCTCGCGAAGGGCGGCACGGGCGTCCTTGAACTGCTGGGCGGCCTGCAGCAGGGCGATGGCGCCGGACTGGATGGAGTCGACCACCTCCTGTCTGGCGGCGATCTCCCGGTCGTAACCGTCCAGCAGGTCCTGCTGGGCGAGCTGGAAAGCCTGGGCGCCCCGCTCGGCCGCCTGCACCAGGCGCAGCTGGGTGGTGTCGTAGCCGGCTGCCTTGGCGTCGGCCAAAGCTGCCGCCTGCTGGGCGTCCAGCGCGATCAGCCCGGCGCCGCGGCTGTTGCCGAGCGCCGCGTACATCCTGGTGGTAACGTCGGCCTGCCAGGACGCTTTCTGCGCCGCCTTCCCGGCCGCGTCGGCGCTGTCCTGCCACGCCTGGGTGAGATAGCCCACCATGGCGGTGTACTGGTCGCCGGTGATGGTGCCGTCGTAGAGCGCGCTGTTCAGCCGGCCCAAGGCGGCCCGCTCGGCCTCGATCGTCAGCGCACCACCGGAGGCGGCCTTCTCCACGCCCTCGATGACGCCGGCCAGCCCCTGGATGGCGGTATCCTTGCGGTCCAGCCCCAGGCCCTGCAGCCGGTCCAATGTGCTGGCCTTGGCGTGAGGATCGATCAGCGCCTCGACGGCGACGGCCCCCTGCCGCTGCACATAGGCCACCGCGTCGCTGTAGCTGTCCTGCAGTTTCTTCGTGTAGCGCGCCGCCAGCTCGGCCACCTCGCCGGTGGTGTAGCCGAGCGACAGCAGGGCGGGGCGGAACTGCTCGAACTCGATCTCGGCCTGTTTGGTCGCCGCGGCCATGCCCACCAGCGGCCTGGCTGCCGGGCCGAGACCCATCATCGCCTCGATGCCGCGCTTGGCCGCTGTGGTTAGCTCGGTCTCGGTCGCCAGCCCCAGCTCGCTGGCCTTGCTCCGCCAATCGGTGATGTTGGTCTTGACCTGGTCGCCGATCGCCTTGGCGTTCTCGGTGAAGGTCTTCAGCAGGTTGTTGGTCGGATCCAGGCTGGCGTTCATCACGTCGAGCTGCTGGCGGAAGCCGGCGGCGAAGCCCAGGTCGTTGGCCAGATCCTCGGCCTTGGTCGCCTTGGAGGTCTGCAACGCCGTCTTGACGTCGTCGCTGACGCCGGTCAGCTGGCCGCTGCCGATCAGCCCCTTCAGCGACTCCCGCATGTAGAAGGCGATGGCTTCGTTCTGGTCGGTGAAGCCGGTCTTCTGCCCCGCCTTGTCCCCGACGGCCGGGGTCACATACCACTTGCCGTCCTTGGCGAACTGCTGAATCAAGCCGGTGTTGGCGCCGTCGCCACCGGTCAGCTTGCCGCCGATGCCGGTGACCACCGTGTTCATCGCGGTGGCGACCGCATCGGTGACCTGCTGCATCTGGCCGGCATCGGCGCCGTTGTCGGCCAGGGCGGTGTCGGTGCGGAACCCGCCCTTGCCGTTCAGGACGATGTTGCCGGAGCTGTTGGGACCGACCGTCGCCTTCTGGGTGCCCAGCATGCCCAGGATGCCGCCGACCACGGCCCCGATGGCGATGCCGATCGGCCCGCCGATCGACCCAAGCTCCATTGCCGACGCCAGATAAGCAGCGCCACCGCCAAGAGCCGCGCCACTGAGACCGCCGACCGCTTTGGAGTTGGCCGCCGTGCCGAGCATGCCACCGAACATGCCGCCGAAGGCGCCGGCGCCGGCAGCGCCCAGATAGGCCGACAGGCCGGCACTGGCGGCAGAGCCGCCGGAGGAACCGGCAATCACGGTGGGGGAGGCGGTGACCTGCAGCCCCGGGTTGACGGCCTGCAGCATGGCAGTCTGCGACGCCAGCACGCTGGCCGATGGCGTCAACACCGTCTGTCCGGCCAACAGGCCGCTCGACCCGATGCCGAGATAGGTCGCGCCGAAACGGTCGATGGCATTCGACAATCCGCCCGGCACCAGCTTGTCGAGCGCCCAGCCGGCCCCCTTCGACAGGGCGGCATTGCTCAAGGCGCCGGTGACGCCGCTGCCCTGCCCCGCCTGTCCCGTTTGCCCGCCGCTGCCGCCGAACAGATCGAACACCGTGGGCAGGTTGCTGCCCATCACCCAGTTCTTGATCGGGTTGATCAGCGCCATCTTCAGCGCGAGCTGCTGCAGCTCGACGCTGACGGTGCCGATGGCGTCGGCCCAGGACATCGTCGATTTGCCGGCGGCGGACAGCTTCTGCAGGATGGCATCGAAGCTGCGGTCGCCGAACTGCTCCAGCTCCTGGTAGGCGGCGTTGGTCCGCTCCAGCGCCAAATTCTGCCGGGCGAGCGCTTCGGCATTGGCCAGATAAGCCTGCCCTTCCCGGCTGGCAGCGTCGATGTTGTGCTCGCGCAGGTCGATCAGCGCCTGGGTGCGCGCCAGCTCCACCGCCCGCCGGTCGGCCGACGCGCCGATCAGCTGCAGCTGCTGGCGACCCAGCTCCAGCTGGTCGCGCTGCTGCTGAAGCAGCGGCCCGGCCGCGGCGGCCGACTCCAGCTGCTGCGCCCGGGTCAGCAGCTCGATGTAATGGGCCTTGGCCTCGCTGTAGCGCTGGGTTCCCTCCTCGCCTTCCTTCAGCGCCAGCGTGTGCGCCTGCTCGGCCACTTCGGCCGCCCTGACCGACTTTGGCCCCTGCTCATAGGCGTCCATCAGCGCCCGGGCGGAGCGGATGCGGTCCTGGATCGGCTGGTCGGCGTCCTGGCGCAGCTGCTGGACGGTCAGCGCCTCCACCCGCGCCTCGGCCGCGGCGGCGGCATCGCCATATCCCTTCAGCCCGGCCGCCGCCACGCGGTTGGCCGCCGCCGCCGCGCGCTGGGCGGCCTCGCCCTTGCCGGCAGAAGCCGCCAGCCGTTGCTGGGCAGCGACGTCCTGATTGAGCTGGGTGACCTGGGCGCCCACCTCGCCGGCCAGCTCGGCCCGCGCCTTGCGCAGCAGCTGGGTGCGAACATCAGCCTCGCGGGTGGGGTCGAGGCCTTCGCGCAGGCGCTTGGCCACCTCGACGTCCACCTCGGCCATCTTGATGGCCGCCGGATTGGCCGATGCTCGCGCCTTGCCCAGCTTTTCGGTGGCGTCGGCCTCCAGCGTCAGCAGCCGCACCGCTTCCGCCGACTCCGCCGGAACGATCTGGCTCTTCAGCCGGCCGCGCACGACGTCGCGCTGGGCGTCCCAGCTCTGATAGGCGGTGTCGTCGGAGGAACGGCCACGGTCCTGCAGCCCGGTAACGATGGGGGTCTTCTGTTCGGGCGGCGGCCCGACCATCTCCCCGACCCGCCGCTCAAGCCCTTCCGGCAGCGACAGGGTCCAGCTCTTGGCCGCCAGCTCGGCCAGCTTGGAGGCCACCCCACCCACGGCCGAACCCAGCCCGGCGAAGCGCGAGGCGGCGGTGTCGGCGGTCTGGCCGGCGGCGAGCACCGCCTTGGCCGCCTCGTCGGCCGGGTTGGTCAGCAGTGCCAGCCGGGCAGCCAGCTCCTTGGCCGTCCTGGCCGCCGCTTCCGCCTTGGTCGCCGGATCGGCCAGACGCTGGGCCAGATCCAGCAGCGGCTTGCCGGCGGCGCCGGCGTTGCGCCCGACCTCGTCCAGCACGCGCACCAGATTGGCGATCGCCTCCGGATCGTCGGCCGCGGCCGCGCGGAAGGCCTGGAAGGCGACGCGCAGCCGGTCCACCTGCTCGGCCGCCAGCCCCATCCGTTCATAGACGCGGGCCGAGCTGGCGCTGTCGGTGGAGACGTTCCAGCCGCCGGACACCGGCCGCGCCACCGAGTCCGCGCCATAGACGGCGGTGGAGGCGGCGCTGCGCTGGGCGGCGATCGCCTTGGCCTGCTCGGCCAGTGCCTCGCCCAGCTTGATCCGGGTCACCGCCCGCATGCTGTCCGAGAGGTGCCCATATTGGGTGGCCAGCTGCTCGACGTCCGCGGCCGAGTCCTTCACCGCATCCTGGGCGGCGCGCTGGGCGTGCTCGAAACTGTCGGCCGCCGCCTCGGCCGCCGTGGTGCGGGCGGCGAAAAAGGCGACCGCCGCTGCACCGGCCAGCAGCGCCGCCCCCCACGGTCCGCCGACCACCCCGAGCATGCCGGCGCCGGCGGCCTTCACCCCGTTCCAGGCCGCGGTCAGCAGCGAGGCCCGTTGCGCCAGGGCGGCGCTTGCGGCGTTGGCGCTCACCGCCATCGTGGTGAGGTGGGCGTCGGCCACCACCACCGCCTCGCCGGCCGCCGCGGTGGCGAGCTGGGCGGCGCGCAGCCGGGCCAGCGAGGCCAGCTTTTCGGCGTCGGCGGCAATCGAGGCCTCGCGCGCCATCACCACCGTGGCCTCGGCGTCGCGCTCGGCCGCAAGGGCGCGCGACAGCACATAGACGTTGGTGGTGAGCGCCGTCTTGGCCCGGGCCGACGTCAGCGCCGACTCTGCCGCGGCAAGGTTGCCGGCGGCTGTCCCCGCCACCGCCGACTTGGCGGCGAACTCCGCCTCGGCCGCCTGCACCGTGGCAACGGTGGCGGTCCGGGCCGTCTGCGCCCGGATCAGGTCCTGCGCCGCCGCCAGCTTCTCGGCATTGGCCGCCTCGGCCGTGGCCACCGCCTTGGCATAGAGCGCGACGCGCTGGTCGTCGATGGCCTGGGTGAGCGCGGCAATGCCGGCCGGCATCATCCGCGCCGCGGCGATGGCGCCCAGCGCCAGGGCGGCACCGCCGGCGGCCCTGGTCACGGCGTCGAGGTTGTCGGCCAGCACCAGGATACCGGAGGAAATGCCGGCGGTCAGCCCCACCGCCTGGTTCATCTGGCCGATCTGACGCTGGGCGGTGTTGGCCAGCACCGTCAGGCTGTCGGACACCGTGGTGGCGATATGGCCGAACTCGCTGTCGATGGCGGTGCCCTGCTTCAGCAGCGCGTTCACCACTGTGTCGGCGGTCAGCGCCCCCTGCTCGGCCAGCGACTTCAGGGCGCCGCGCGGCACGCCCAGCCCGTCGGCAAGCGCCTTGGCCAAGCGTGGCGAGGCCTCCATGACGCTGTTGAACTCGTCGCCGCGCAGCACGCCGCTGGCCATCGCCTGCGACAGCTGCACCAGGGCGCCGGCGGCGGTGCCGGCCTCGGTGCCCGAGATCTTGAAGGTCTTGGAGATGGTCTCGGTCAGCCGGATCACCTCGCCCTGGGACTTGCCCATGGTCAGCGCGGCGTCGGCCAGCGAGGTGTAGAGCCCGACCGTCGGCTCCATGGCCGAGCGGGCGCGCTGGGCGGCCTGGAACAGCTGCTCCTGGACGGCCACCGCCTTTTCGCCGGCGCCGGCATAGAGCGCGATCTTGGAGGCGGACAGGCTCCAGGCGTCGGCGGCCTTGATCGCTTCGCCGGCCCCCTGCGCCAGCCCGATGCCGGCGACCACGCCGGCGACGCGGCCGGCGGCGCTGCCCAGCGCGTCGAAGCTGGAGGAAGCCCGGCGCACCGAGCCATCGACACGGCCGGCGAACTGGTCGACGCGGGCTTCCGCCTGCGACAGCACCCGCCGCAGGCCGCTGTCGTCCGCGCCAACCGGCACCATCATGCCGGGGAAATCAGCCATGCCGGTCTCCGGAAACGAAAAGGGCGCCGGTCACCCGGCGCCCCTGCTCTTGCCCATCCCCATGTCCGGGGCCGGGCGCTTCAGGCCGAACACGGCCCGCGCCCGTTCCTTCAGCTCCGCCGCGTCCCTGGGCTTGCGCGTTTTGCGCCTGGCCCCGGGGGTGGTGGCGGCGAGGAAATCGACCTTCCCGTCCAGGGCGAGCTCGATGTCGGGGAACGGGGCGTCCAGCGCCTCGCTGCGCGACCATCCCAGCCAGCCCGTGGCGTACTGGAACATCCGGTCCACATACTCCGGGAAGGTCAGCCGGCTTCCCCCGATGTGGCGGCCTCATCGCCGGCGTCATCCTTCGCGGGCTTGCCCGTCTCCTTCGTTTCCGTCTTGGGCGCCTTGCCGCCGCCGGCGAGGAAGTTGAGGAACAGCAGCACCTGCGGCGCGACGACGACGACACCCTCGGCGAAGATCGCCTCGGCGGTGGCCTCGGCCTGCTTGCCGACGCGGCCGGCGGCGGCGTTGACGACGTTCACCAGCGTGTCGAAGTCGAAGGCGTTGGTGTTGGTGAAGGCCTGCTGCAGCCCGCCATAGAGGCGGCAGATGGTGCGGCTGGCGCGGACATTGGCGAACAGCTCGACGTCTTCGCCGTCGAGGCTGACGGTCATCACGCCGTGCGCGAAGCGCGGCGCCGTGCTGGAGTCGGTCATGGCTGAAACTCGCTTTGAACAGGGGAAGGGGCCGGCGTCAGGGCACCGGCGCTTACGGCGCGTCGGCGGCCACCTCGATGGGTTCGGCATCGATTTCAAGGCCGACGCTGGCCTCGACCACCTTGTCGTTGCTGCCGATTTCGGTGGTGTAGGACATGACGTAGGCGCGCAGGTAGATCGTGGTCGGTGTGCCGCCATCGGGAGCGTCGTCGAATTCGATCTTGATGTTGTAGGCCGCCTTGCGGTTCTTCGCCGCGGCGCGCATCGCCGTCTGGCCGGCGCCGGTCGGAACGCGGGCCAGCTTCAGCGTGCCCGAACCGTAGTCGACGGTGCCCTTCTTCTTGTGGACCGCGCCGTCGCCCAGCGTCTTGTAGGTGACCTTCTCGAAGGTCTCGCCGAAGGCGCCGATGTCCTCGATCTCTTCGACCTCGGTCCAGGCGAGCGCCTTGTACTGCGCTTCGGTAGTGCACAGCGCGGTGGTGGAAATGAACAGGCGCGTGCCGGCGCTCTGAACAGCGTTGCCGCTCATGGGAATGCCCCTCCTCGGGCAAAGAAAAAGCCGCCCGAAGTCCGGGCGGCGGGGATGCTCCGGAGGTTCCGGAGGGTTCAGGCGTCGGATTCAGGCGGTGGGCTGGCCAAAATTGGTCTGGTAGGTCACGGCGAACTGCAGGCGGGTCACCCCGGCCTTCAGCTCGCCGCTGGTCAGGCGGTCGGTGACGGTGCGCACCAGCTCGATGCGGTCCAGCGTCCCACCGAACTTGCCGCCGGCGGCGATGGCCTGCTCGATGCGCAGCGCCATCGCGTCGAGCTGGTCGTCCAGGTCGGCACCGGTGCGGACGTAGCCATCGACATAGAGGTCCATGCGCCGCAGCTGGCGCCGGCTGCCCATGGTGATTTCCTGCGTCGCCTCGTCGGGTGTGAACAGGCCGATGCAGGGCAGCGCGTCGGCCGGCAAGGGATCGTCCCGGTT